CGACCTATACCCCCACCCCCTTAAAAAATCCCCCGAGGCTTGTGTCCCGAACCTCGGGGGAAGTCGTGGGCCGTTCAGGGAGGAGTGTTTCAGGCCCAAGAGGTAACAGAGCGCGTGGGAACGCCCGCCACCATCTTATCAGAACTCGAGATCGTTGTCATTGCCGAACGCTTCCTCAGCCGCCAGCGCCATGTATCCGATGCCATCGATGAACGAATCCAATTTCGGCTTGTGTCGGTTCCTGGCGATCTTGAGTAGCGCCAACATCTCGGCGACCTGGTGCGGCTTTATCTCGACGCCCAGATATGCCGACCACATGACCGCCACTGTTTGGAATGTATCGTCGCCATATTGATCCCGCCTGTCCCCGCCGATGAGCCGCTGCGCTTCCTCGATCACTTGATCCCGCCGCCGTGTGTTCATGCCTGTTTCCTTCCGTCCTAAATGCCCGTGATGTCCTATGTCCTAAACCCTATAGGGATTTAGGACATTTAGGACATTTTCGCCGAGATGTCCTATTTGATGTCCTAAATGTCCTAAACGTCCTAAACGCTGCCTGTAAGTCTTTGATTTCATTACATATGGCATTTAGGACAGTTTAGGACATCAGTGCATTCGCCCTGCCCTCTTTGGAATCCACAAAAACCCCCCGTTTAGGACAATTTCGCCGCTCTTTTCGAGGCTGGCGATCGCCTGGTCGAATTGCTTTTTCGGTCGATCGTGGGTCGATTTCCCGCGGAAAAGATCGAGGACGGTTTCGTATTGGATCACCCAAAACTTGTTTGGCTCGGGGAACCCAGGCCCGCCAGGATTGCCACCGCCTTTGCCCTCGGCCCGCAATAGGTTGAAACATTCGATGACCTTTTTCTGGACCGCGCCCAGGGGTTTCTTGTTCGATACATCGGCGACATCCTCATCGCTGGCGATCTTGATTGTGCAAGTTGTGACCGCATCGCCATCCTCATCGGTGCCGAGTTCGTGAACCGCCAAGGTAAAACCCAGGGGCGGCTTGGGTTCCATGTCGCGTTGTTTGGTGGTCTTTGCCAGGCGCAAGCCGCTATCATCGACCTCGAGTTCGATCTCGGTATCGGTGGCCGCTCTAAGGCTCGAGTGGCCCCTGGCGCCCGCCGCTGTGTCTTTGCCGCTGTGGTGAACCACCATGATATGGGCGCCCGTGAGATCGCGCAGAACATCGAGGTTCCCGATGAACCGCGTCATATCCTCTGGCCCGTTTTCGTTGCCGCCCGCCATTGCCCTGGACAGGGTGTCCACGACGATCATCTCGATCTGGCCATAAACCTCAGTCACCTCTTTGCAGAGTTCCGCCAGGGCGGGCATATCGACCTCGGCCCGCAACAGATCGATCGGCGATGGCCGCACCACCAGGGGCGCCCGCTCGACGCCCTTGGCCTCTCTGAGGGCATAGACACGGTTGCGGAACGCATTGCCGCCCTCGGTGGCCAGATAGAGGCAAGTTCCGCCCCTAACCTTGCACCCGTTCCATTCCTGATTCGCGGCGATCGCAAACGCTAGGTCGAGGCAGAAAAACGATTTGCCCACGTTCGATGGCCCGTAAACCACCGACATCTGAGATTTGCCGAGCCATCCTTTGACCAGGTAAGACGATGACAGAACAGGACGCGCGTTTTCCAGATCAAAGACGCGGTGTTGTTTGATCTGCGATATGCCAGCGCCCACGATCGTCGGACCGCCTTCCTGGGGCGCCTCTGGCGTTGCCTCGGCCTGTCCGTTGATCGGTGGCCCATCCCATGACCCCAGGATCGGTTTTAGAACCTGGGCCGCGGTCGGATTGTTAGGGTTGATCTCGTTGCCATAGGCTCGAACAGCGGCTTTGAAATCGCCCTGGTGTTCGTAGTGACAGAACAGATCGAACGGGTCGCCCCAGCAATAGGTGTCTTTGACAGTTCCGATCGCGGCGCCCGCATCGCTGGCGGATAACGACACCCAGTAATCGCCGAACGATTTGGTGGCGTATGATCCGCTTGATTGATAGCGCGACCGCCATTGATCCGATCGCCCGTGACGTTCGTATCCATAGCGATCCAGCAATTCCTCGACGCTGTGGCGTTCGTTGAACGCATCGACCACCGATCCATCGTCATCGAACCCACGCTGGGCCCGTTCCGCTGCCCTGGCCTTTGCTGCCTCGAGCGCGGCTTGTTCTTTGGCAAGATCGTTGGCGATGTTGCGCTCGACCGTCTTTTCGATGATCGAGCCGAAATAGTTTAGCATTTTGCCGCGGTGAATGTCGTATTCGTAAAATATCGGGATCGCCGCCGCGTTGCGTTTGTCCATCGGGACGTTTGGCAAATAGATCGGCTGGCCTGGGCGGGCCAAGGCTCGATCGCATGTAATGTGGCAAGATTCATCCAACAGGTCAAACAGGGCGCGTTGCGCGTCCGCGTATTGATGGCCAGTGATCCATTTTGACAGCGGGATCAGAACGCGCCATTTGCGGTTATCCCACGTCGCACTCGATGTCGAATAAATGATCCGCGTGACATCGCCCAGGATTTGCCGAACCGCGTCGATCACGTCTTGTCTGCAAAGATTGCCGATGTCGATGTCTATCGCCAGGGAATAGAACTCGCCATCGGAACGCTGGCGATCGTGAGACCTGGCATCGTGGGCGATATAGGTCGAGAAAATGCACCATTGCGATTCTGCCTTGTCTTTCGCGGCTGGCGTTTCCGCCATCGCTGCGACCCTGGCGAATGTGATGGTGTCGTAATCCTGGGCGGTGTTTTTGCGGGTGTCGAACTGTCCGAACCCCGTGACAAATCTTTTCGGCTCCATGTTATCCTCTTGCGGTTTTTGCGGCCATCATCGCGCTTGACACCGCCCAGATCAAGTGAAAAGATAGCGCATCGCAATCAACGCGATATATAGACATCGAATAAGGATCGAATACCAATGCTAGTAGCTGAAACCTCTGGATCGTATGAACTCGCGCCGATCGGCGTATATTCTGCCGTTTGCACCCGCTTGATTAACATGGGGATGCAAGAAACGAACTATGGCCTCAAACACCAAATCCATCTCGCGTTCGAGATCGATGAAAAGATGGATGATGGGCGCCCGTTCTTGATGATGCAAAATTACACCTTGAGCCTGAATGAAAAGGCGCGTTTGCGGCTTGATCTCCAGGCGTGGCGTGGCCGCGCGTTCACTGCCGAGGAACTCAAAGGATTTGACCTAAAAACCGTCCTTGGCAAGCCGCTCCAAATCTCGGTGGTCCATAGCGCCGATGGTCAATATGCGAACATCGGCTCGATGATGCCCCTGGGCCGCGGGATGCACCCCCTCGCCCCCAGCGGCGACCTCATTTATATCAATTCGCTGCCCGAGGATAACGCGGGCTATGAGTTGCTTTCCGAGCGTATGAAAGAGCGTGTTCAAAAGGGTCTCTCCATGTTAAATGCCTCGGCCCCTGCCCCAGCGCCAGCCGCGCCGCCAGTGACCGCTCAAACCTTCCAGGCGCCACCCCAGGCCGCACCAGCGCCAGCGCCTCAGCCCGCCCCCGCGCCATCGATGGACCTGGACGACGAAATTCCATTTTAGGAATAAAAAACGGCGGCTTAAACTGGCTCGAGGCTTGAACGCCTCGGGCCTTTTTTGTTATCAATATCGGGCGGAACGTGATTTGAATTTCAACACATACTCGCCCAGGGCGGTTTTGCTGGTATTCAGGCGCTCGCGCTACCAAATTGCGCTACAGTTCGACATCGTGAGCCTTGCGTTCCGCACGATCTTTCTTTTTCTCCCAGGGTGCTTTCACCAGCGTGATCGGCTTTTTATCGACGTTCGATCGTGCGGCCATCATCCTCATTCGCTCGGCTTTTGACCAGTTTCTCTGGCGTGGGCGGTGAATGTGCGATGGCATCCCGTGGGTGTTCATGTTTCCTCGCTGGGCAGTTTCGGCCTTGATTGCAATCATTATTGCATGGCGGGCAATCATGGGTCCATTCTGTTTTCCAGACAGACCAGGGCGGTGTCCAAACCCTGATAACCGAACTCAATTTCTCGCATCTCATAAACACATTCCTCGAGCGTTTGATATTGCTCGATCGGCCAGGCGAACACCCCGCCGATCGTGCTTTCGATCAGCACCAGGATAAACATCACCACCCCGCCGCCAGGAATCGTTTGTGGATTTCGCGGGTGCGGCGAACATCGTCGGCGCAATATTCGGCGATCTTGGCGTGTTCGCCATTGCGCCAGGCATCGGCCACCATCGACCCATCGAACCCGTCTTTGCCTGGTATCCCGAGAATATCACAAAGATCGTCCATAGACACGCGGTTCGTTCCGCCCGCCCACATGACCATCGTGTCATGGATTTTCTTATCCCACGGCTTTGGATCGCGCGGGAATGTTGTTGGCCCTGGTAATTTGACGCCCAGGGCGACCGCGCGTTTGCGTAAGAACCCGATGTCGAACCCGATTATATTGTGGCCGACCAGGGTTTCCGAATGATATGGATCGAGGGCATTGAAAAACGCGGCGATCAGCGGCTTTTCTTCTGCGATCGTGGCCGCGTGAAAGCATTGAACATCGTCATCGTTTTTGGCCCAGGCGATCGTGCAGATATGCCCTCGACCGCCATCGAACGATGATTTTGCCACCTCATCGATGGCGGCTTGCTCGCCGTGTTCCTCGAGCCATGCCTCGATCGACTCGGGTTTTTTGATGTTGCCAGGCGGCTTGATTTTGCCGCGCACCCGCTCGAGGTATTCGGGCGATTGACTCGGTATTGTCTCGAGATCGAAATAAACAAATCGTTCCATCAGTTCTCCCCTTTCAGTTCTGCAAGGCGATGCAGTATTTCCTTTAAAGCCTCACCATACCACGTCCCCCATTCAACCATATCATCCACAAGGCCCACCGCCTTCGCCAGCTTGGCCTCCGCTGCAAGCGCCCGTGCCGCCCACTCTGCCCGCGATGCAGCCATGATTTCTGGGTCGTCGCCAGTGTCGTTGATTACGTCTGCAATCAGGGACTTTAGGCGCTTGTTTTCGGTTTCCAGTTCCGCACGCTCTGCGAACCATTCGTCAGGCAGCGGCTTGCGCCCCTCGGGCAGTTTACTCAAATCCCACTTAGCCATCACTTTCTCCCCGCCATAATTTCGCGCGCCACAAAGCAAAACGACGCGAGGTTCATGTGAATCAGGCCATCATCATTGAGACCCACGCCCGTCATTGCGGCGATCGCTCGCCAATCGACCGCGACCTGGATGTCCTTGCGATCGAACTTGTAAATCACGCATGGGATTTTGCCCGCCGCGGTGGCGGCTTTGTTCACTTGCGCCCACCAGGCCGATTGAAATGATCCGCCAGCGTATCGCTTGCACTCGATGACAAAGGGGAAATCGGGATCGTCGGCGATCAGATCGGCGTGATCCGCCTCGCGGCTTTGCTCGAGGTTCCGCTTGAACGCGATGCCGAGTTCCAGTTCGAGTGCGATCCCGACCTGGCGCTCGAACGTCGCGCCTTTGTTTCTGCTATTTGCGCCCATCGTTTTTTGCCCCCTCGATATATCCCTCGATCTTGAACTCACTCATGGAATTGACCCCGCCAGAACACTCGACGCGCGTCAAAAGTTCGAGTTCATCCCCGCTCGACAAGAAAACGCGAACTCGCTCCATGCCATCGTTTTCGATCCTGGCGACTCGAACCTTTCTCATCGCGACCCCTGATCCTCGACCTCGTAATCCTCGACGCGGATGCCGTATTTTCTGAGGCCATCGATGATGAATTGCTCGGTGTGGATCGACATCGGGACGCGAGTTTTCTTTTTGAGGTCTTTCATCGCCTCGATGACCTCGGGCCGCAGTCGGGCGATGAATTGCTGTAAATCAGACATTTTGCTCTCCGTTTTCTTTCCTCGCATGATAGCGCCCGCATATCTCCGCGCAAGATGGAAAATATCATTTGACAGGCTCGGCCCCTCGATGATAGCTTCGCGCTATCACTGAATAAGGATTGAATACCGATGAATAAGATCAAACATCTCCGCGCCATGATCGAACAGATGGAACGTGACCTCGGCATCTGGGGCGACATCCTGGGCGCCATCGCCATTTTCGCCATGATCGGCGCGTTTCTTTGGATGACGCCATGATCTGGCCATTTAAACGCTCGCCAGAGCGCCAGAGCGGCCCCAGGATCGCGCCCCACGTCATCCCCGCCGTGATGTTGATGGATGCCGCAAAGGCTCTCACTGGCCCCGTTCTTTGCCGCGTGGTGTATACCGCGCTCGCAGACAAAACCGACATTCCCGCCACCGACCTCGAGGCACTCTCAAACCGCCTCGGTCGCCTTGCCCATGAAAGGGGTCGAACATGACCGATTTATTCACCCACGCGATAAACCGCCCCCGCACCCGCAAAGATGAACTCGAGGATGCCGCTCGAGAGTTCCACCAGCGTCATCCCCTGGTCTGGCGGCTTTTCGTCAAGTTCACCCAGGAAATGATCGCCAGGGGTTTTCGGAACTATTCCGCCCACGCGATCTTTGAGCGGATCAGGTGGGAAACCGACCAGGCCGATGATGAGGGTCGATCGATGTTCAAGATCAATAACAATCACCGCTCGTTCTATGCCCGCTGGTATATGGACGCCTTTCCAGAACATCGCGGCTTTTTCCGCCTTCGCCAGATGACCAGTGAGTTCGATCACGCCAAAGATTTGCCCGAACTCGGGCCAGAGGATTTCCCCTATGTCGATTGATGTCTCCAAAGGCCGCGCTGGCGCCTTCGATAACGCTTTGCTGGCCTCGAGCGTAGGCGATGAGATCGTGTATTGGGTCGGCCTGTTTTGCGGTGGCCCTCACCGCGAAAACGCCTGGCGAGCATATGAGGCGGGGTTTGTGGTTCTATATACCCGCCGAGAAAAACGCGGGTTCCGATACATAGCGAAAAGGATCAAGTGATGGAATGGATCGAATGCCCAGAGTGTGGCGGCGATGGACGCATCGAGGTTGATGTCCCTCGCCCTCACGCTGGCGGGTTTAATTGCGGTTTTATAGACACCGCCTGGATCGAGTGCGAAATGTGCCAGGGATCGGGCGAGATAGAAATCGAGGATGATGAAAATGAGGAATGACGACAAAAAAACCACCGTGATCCATTCGGGCTGGTCTGGATATTGGATCACGATCGGCCTTTGGGTGATCTTTTTCTGGGGCGACCCCGATCTCAGAACAGCTTTGATTGAGTTCTTAAATCGATCGGGCTATAATTAGGAACTGCTCCACACTTGCCTCAAAGTGTAAACTGCCCCGCCATCGAGCGGGGCTTTTTTCATTTCAGGCTTTTCACCAGGTCGAGGATCATTTCGGCTCGTTGTTTAGCGGGGATAAACACCTTGACGATCTCAATTTCGTTTCGCCAGATCGTCAAGGTTCCGTCGCTAGAGATGTTCCATTTTATCACGCCAGCATCTTGGCCAGGGATTTAGGGCCGACGATGCCATCGGCGACCAGGCCATTCTCTGCTTGCCAGGCTTTGACAGCGGCCTCAGTGCCAGGGCCGAACATGCCATCGGCCACCAGGCCGAGTTTGCGCTGCACCCGCTTCACCGCATCACCGCGCGAGCCGACCTTGACCGTGGTCGAGATCGGGGCGCGTGGTGGCAATTCGCCTGTGAGCGCCTCGATGCAATCGGCCCACCGACGCTGGCGATCCTCGAGGCCGATGTCGCCGCCGTTGATCCGCTTCGTCATGGCTCGAACGTCGCCAGTGTCCGCGATCTCGTTTAGGCCATTCTTCGACCAGAACCAAAGCGCCGACGCCAGGGCGCCCTCTTTGGTCTCGAGCCACTCCGCGGCTTCCTCGGCGCTCATGCCGTAATCCTTGGCGAACCGCTCATAATTCGATCGGCCCGTGAGTTGCTTTAGACCGCGACCGCGGAACCGCCAGCCATCGCCAG